GCGTCTGTCGGGTCATTGGGTGTTGGTGTACCAGTCATCAACCACAAACGTGATGACATATTGTTTGCCATCCATCTACGGAATATTTTGAACCGTTGTGTTGATGGGTTACGTAGCACTGCCGCTTCGTCAACGATCACCAAGTCAAACTTGCCGTGTGCTTCTTCACAGATGATGGGGAATCCATCGTGGTTGATGATGTAGAAGTCAGCCTCGGTGTTCAGTAGCTTGCGGCGCTTCTCAGATGTTCCATGAAGCACAACAAATTTACGGTGCACAAACCCTGTAAAGATAGCGTCAGCCCACACACGTTCAAGCGTAGACAATGGGGAGATGATGAGCACCTTCTTGATCTGCTTGGTCTGTATCAAATAGTCAGCCGCCCACAATGCAGATTGTGTCTTGCCAGTACCGATCTCGTTGAGTACCAACCCACAGTGGTTAAGCGTAAGGAACGCCGCCGTCTGCCGTTGGTGCTCATAGGGTTTGTACTGACCGCACCATTTGTAATAGTGCAGTATGGGCGATGGTGCTTTGATGCCAAGGTTACGCAGAACCCTGACCTCATCTAGTCCATGCGGTGCTACCACAAGGGGCACACCACGTACCGTGTAGGGCTTGGCAGTTGGGATACTGTCGAGAACCCTGTTCGGATTGTTTAATTTCATAGCAAGTGTCCTTGCTTGTTCCACCACTACCATGTCATCACCTGTAAAGTTTTTCTTCTAATGCTTGCTCAAGAGAGTGGAGGGAGTCAGCGTCATACACTAAGAACCACCACCCACCTGCTCGTTGTATTTCTTCACCACACTTGACCTGCAATACCGTTGGCTTCTTGGTCTTGTCAGCTTTGACCTCAATGCCTATGAACTTGCCCTTTGCAATCGCAATGATGTCGGGGATACCTGCTTTACCAAAGCCATTACTGGCGGGGAAGAAGTACCACACATCGTGCTTCTTAAGTAACTCAACAACCTTACGTTTTATCTTGCCTTCGGGGGTCAGTGAACTCATATATTACTCCTCTTTACATGAATGTCAAGTAGGGTTAAACCCTAGCATAGTCACAGTTGTGTCGGGCAGGGCAATAGCGGCACAAGCCACTTGGTTTGGCAGGCCAGTTGTCGTGTTCTAGTGAGTCGTTGATGCGTTGGATGCGCTTCATAACCTCAGCCCATATCGTGTTGACACCACTGCGATAGTACACCTCGGTGTCCATAGCCATGTCCTTCAGCCACACTAGGGAAGTCTTGACCCTTGTCACCTCAGGATAGTGCTTGAATACTTGGGCGGCGAACAGTTGCATTTGGAATTGGTCAGCGTTTCTCTTACCTGTTTTCCAGTCCATGACGTTAGCCATGTCACCGCTGATTACAAGGATGTCAAGTTTAGAACGTAGCCATGCGTCAGGCTCCCACCAAGTTGTTGGTGTAAGGTTGTCGGTCAGGACTAGCTCCTTCTCCACGAACAGTTCACCATTGTGGGCAATGCGTTCGACTGAGGAACAAAGGGATTCGTAATGGGCTACCTCTTGTGGTAAGAGGGTGTTTTCTTTAAGTCGTGTCTCAAGGAAAGCATGAACTCGTTCGCCATACTTACTGGCTTCACCCCCTTCGTCTATCACATCCTTAACAATACGTTGTCGGAAGTAACGCAATGGGCAGTTCTCGTACAGTTTGATGGACGAGTAAGAGTGGCTAAGGCGCATAGGTCATAGCCCCGAGGGGTGTCCTCAGGGTTCTCTGTTTGATTGGAAGTTTCAGTATAGCCTACTCTGACATGCGTTGCAACACATCGAACTTTGCCAGTTCTAGGGCGGCAACTAGCGACATGGTGTCAATCAGATTCGTAGAGTAGCGATGGTAGTTGTCACCAATCTTCACAAGCACCATGAGATTGGATGCGTCCTCGTTCTCCTGTACTGTGTTGATGATTGCCTCAAGTAATGCGAGGGCTTCGGTGTTACGTGGTGTGCGTTTGATTTCAGCGATAGTCATGTGTTTTTTTCCTTTGATTTATTAACCCAACACACCCAGTGATAAACAGTTCCAGAGTCATTCCAAAACCTGTCACCAACCTTAAATAAACCAAAACAACGTGGGCATTGATGTGGCTTGAATAAGTCGTTCATTAGGTTTCTCCGTAGTTGTTTGCAGTACCCGCTTCACATGCAACTGGCAACGTGCTTGCCCAGCTTGGAGGGGTAGACATGATCTCGACAATAAGTTTCTCTGCGTGTTGCGCTTGTTCTTCAGGGGCAGTGATGATGATCTCATCGTGGACTTGGAAAGCCACGTGATAGTGGCGACCAATGGCAGTCATCTGTTCAGACACAACGATACGAGCAAGTGCTTGAATCAGATTCTCTGTGACCTTGCCACCGTAGATACGAGTCCAACTTATCTCATCCGTTGTCCCAGTAATCACACGATCTTTGACTGCCTTGCGGTAGGTACGTGCATCAGCGATGTATTCAAACCCGCTGTTGGTTTGGCGTAGTGCAGGGTATTTAATCTGCAACTTGTTGGGGAGTGTGATGCCTGTGTTGTCGTAGCTAACCAGAGGATGTATGTTGCCACTATCACCTTGGGTCATACCAGTCAGTGCGTGTCCACACCTCTGCCATAGTGCCACAATCTTGTGGTTCTTCTGTCGGTAGAGTCGCACAATACGATCAGCTTCGTTAAGGTCGATCACTACGTTCACACCACCTTGTCCTATCTCAAGGGTACGTCTGAACTTCTCTGCGCCCATGCCATAGCCAAGACCAAGAATACAGGTCTTACCTACGAATCGTTCTATCTTGTCCCCCTTGGAAATCTTGCGCCCATAGACATCGGATGCGAACTCACTATATACATCCCGCCCTTCGGCAAACGCTTGGACTAACTCCTCTTGCCCTGCAATCCACGCAACCATTCGGGCCTCAATCTGTGATGAATCACAAGCCACAAGAACTTGCCCCTTGGGTGCTCGTAGTGCCCGCCTGATCTTGTTGTTCCCACGTGCAGGTAGGTTCTGCAAGTTCAGCTTATCGCCACCACTGAATCGCCCTGTGTGTGCACCATAATAGTTGAGCATGATGGGCAAGCATCCCCGCTGAGCGACACCCAGTAGGGCTTCGGTTCGGGTTTCTTCGATGGTTGATTTGACACCTAAGCGAGCGGCGACTGCGTTCTGCACACGCTCATCAGGATGTTCCAGTAAGTCGGTGAACGCTTTGTCCGTCTTACTAAATGCCCACGCCTGTTTGCCTGTACGTGCGCTGACCTTACTCGGGGGTTCGACACCAAGGTTAATAAGATACTTAGAGAATATCTCGTTACTCATTAGCGTCTTGGTCAACACTTCCTTGGTGACACCAGTCAGCCCCATGTCTGCGATCAGTCCATCCTTTCGGGCAATTACTTCCTCAAGATGTTCACGTAAGAGAAGCACATCCAACTCGATAGTCGGCTCGGTGTACATGCGTAGCGTTTGGTCGATGACCAGCAACTCGCTGACAGGGAAACCTTTCTTCATCTTGTTGAACAAAGCGTAGGTCAACTCCACATCGTTCTTGCAGTACTCTCCGTATCGTGCAAGTTCTTCGGGTGTGAAGTCTGCCTTGCGTTTACCCAATGCTTGGACAACCTCATCACCTTTCTTACCTAGCCCATAGTAGGTAGTGAGTGCGGCAAGGCTTCCCCCTACTGTGAGATTGTGCAAGGGTCTTGCCATGCTCAGCGTGTCAAGCCACAACTTAGGCTTGATGCCAAAGTACCACGATAGGATTGCCCCATCGAACGCAGTATGGTGACAGAGGATTGCCTTGTTGCGGTAGTCAAGACTGTTAAGGAATTTCCCCACGTTGTCTCCGCTATACCAGTCTGTGGGGTAGTCGTTTACCTTCACGCCTACACCGATGACCTCAAAGCGAGGGTCACGTACGTACGCCTCTGTGGTCATCTTAGACAGGGAATACTCCTTGTCGTAATAGGTTTCAAAGTCAATGGTAACAATGTCCATTACTTATTCACCTCAACAAGTTTGTCGATGTAGTGCCGTGCTTTCTTGATGTCGTCAAGCCCACCTTTCACATCACAACGTGCAAGATATTTGATGGCGTTGCCCCGCAAGAATCCTGCGAACTGTTCGGGTGTCATCCATGATTCCATTGCCTTCCAAGGTTGCACACCCATGTTCTTATAGTGGTCACCGCCTATCTGCAAAGCATCTACCTTGTCGCTTGGTACGAACTGTGTTACCGCATCAGTAATCTGTGGGTTGACTACCTCACCTAGCATAGAACCACTGAGCACACGCTTACGTATGCCGTACACCTGCGGCATGTGCATAGTGAACTTAGCACCAACATCTTTCGGTACTGCATTCGGGTGCTTCAAAAAATACTCTGCTACTTTCGCTGATTTACTTTTTTTCATCGTCTTTCTCCTTGGGTTTGATGACACGTGTTACTGTTTCTAACGTAGTAAAGCGATGCTCGTTGGCACATTCATACCTACGATACACCGCATTGGCGGGGCGAGATCGGGTTTCCTTAACAGTTACCCACGTATTACATTTAGGACACTTCACTCTGCGCTTTCTCTCGCTCTATGGATTTGTATATCGCACCATACTCATCTTCGTCATCACCGAACACACCGAACTTACGGCGTAGTTGTACGCTTAGTTCAGCACATACACTATCAGCCGCTTGTAGCGTTGTCTCTTTATTGATAGTGATGTGGTAGTACGTCCTACCCTGTACGCTCTGAGCGAAACCGTATAACAACTCTGTTGGGTGTTGGTTATTTTTAATTGAATCGAACAACAAGTCAATCCATTTTTCGTTAGACCAGTCGGGTTGAACCCAGTCGTATCTAGTCTTAGTGAGTGTGCGTTCTGCTATAACATCTTGACAGATAGAGTCTAGTACACCTAGCTTAGCACGTACTTTTAACCCCCGCTTGAACACACGCAATGCCCGTAACCATTCGGTACGTTTAGCAGGAACAACTTGTGCATCAGTAGTTGGCTTGGCGTTCATGCACTCACCAGTATCAAGATTGAATTTGATGCCGTTGAATACTTCGATACCTTCAGCTTTCATAGCCTCTCGCCATTGTTCCCATCGGTGAGCACCATAAGAACCCGCTATCTTCTTGGTATGTATTACACGATGGCGACCAGTGGCTACCCTTTCCCATCCGATAGGTATCGCTCGGGCTAGTGCTTGGCTTAGTGTGATGGAATAGTTCTTTGCTTGAGCACTCGTCATGGTAAACGTCAACGTGTTGTCAGGTGCAAAGACACAGATAGTCTTGTTGTCCATGCGCAGTTCAAAGTTCTCGTCTACTTTATGTAGGCGACACCATCCTTTGACTGGCTTACCCTTGTCAGGGAAACGGCACGTACCATACAGGCGTTTAGCCTGATCGTAGGTTTGTACTGCGGCTTGTTCAAAATAACTCATCGTATTACCTCCACGTTGTGATGTTTAAGGGCTTCTTCGAGGGCTTCTCGAATTGATTGGCGTATGATTTTCTTCATACGCTTTACTTGATACGCATGATATGCCTTGGTGTATCTGTACAGACTGAGGTTGGTATACATACCCTCCTCACGTTGCTTGGAATAGTCTGCACCCGCTTCCATAGCGAGGCGTACCATTAGCTTTGTTGATATACGTGACTGCATATTAGCGTGTGAGTTTGTGGGCTACTACAGTAGCAGTCAGAGTACCAAGGTCAACATTAACTACGACCTCTTTCTTCTCACGCTCTACTACTTGGCGATGCCTATCCTTGTAGTCCTCAGGTATCAAGTCCCACAGTGGAGGCCACATCTTCAATGCAGGGGATAGCGTTGCATGTGCAGTGATAACTTCCTTGACTGCATTAACAAAGTTTGTTTTCTTCTGCGCTACTGCTTTGATATTGTTGCGGTACTCCTCAATCTCTAGTGCTATCTCATCCCACTCGTCACCAACTAACTCGTAGCCGTGATAGTCTCTATTTTTAGCAGGTACATCTTTGGGTAGGGTGTTGGGAACAGGGCGTGTGCTAGTTAGCTTGCACTCTAATCCACCAACGTCTTTGCCGTTAATTTTTGATACCTTCATGTTAGAAGTCTCGCTGAAGAAGCACATCGGTAGTGCGTTCATAGCAGGGATGTATTTACGATGAATGATCTCGTAGATACGATCACCCCACGTTGCATTGAGGTTGTCCCTTGCCGCATTTATCTGCTTGTTAAACATGTTCTCTGCGTTCTTTACGATTGCATCCTGTAAGTCTTTACTGAATCTAACTGTAGCCATGTCACTCTCCTTTTGTTAGTTGATACACCATCTCATTAGCTTCCGCCAACTTGTTTTCAATGTCGTACATAACGACAAACTCTTGGTCAGGGTAAAGTTCCCTGATAGTGTCTGCTAAGGTTTGCAGACTCCGAACGATTCTCATTTTTAACTCGTACTCTAATACCATCTTCATGCCTTTCTATTTCTACGTTGCCATCAGCAACATCATGTACCAAAGCAGAGAGTAAAACCCCTGCACGAATATGATTCCGCATCTCAGAACGTAGGTACGAGATGTAAACACCCATACCTACGAACAAACACACGGCAAATAACTCGCCGTATGTAATCACATCAGCACCACTTCTCCGAAAGGTGCAGTGCCCTCATCGGTAGATACCCACAACACAGGGCAGTTGGGTTCGTTACCGAAGTCATCACAACACAGGTCAGTCAGGAACACTATTGCGATAGGTTCAATGCCGTGTTCCTCGATGTACTCAAACACAGGGCTGAACGCAGTACCTCCACCGCCGTGTGGCTTGATGTCCAACTCATCATCTACACCATACGATTCGTAGTGGCTTACCTCACTATCAAAGTACACCACATGGACACGTGTTGGGAACATGTCCTCCTTGACTGTACGAATCTCAG